AATAAATGTATCTCTATCATACATCAAAGTAGATATGAGATGTTAGTTTTTACTTTACGCTGATAACACAGCGAAGTCATAAGCTTGTTCATACATATTACTCGCCTCAATTTGGTCATATAAAATATCGTACTTACCTGTGTTATACATATAATATACTTCAGGTAACACAGGATTAATTGAAGCAACTGTATCCAATGTTATCAAAGCTAACGCTGTACCATCAGCACTTCTAAACAAAGACTCGTTTAAGTCCTTCATAGGATTTGTTAAGTCTAAATACTGCTGAGTAAAGTTTTCTCTATCTTTACCGATAGCTTCCATGTCATATTTATTTTCTTGTGTAATAACACTACTAATTAAATCAGCAGAGGTGCCAAACATCTGTAAAAAACCATTAAGACTGTTAACATCAAAGTAGTAAACAGATAGTGCTATAGCAATAACCATTGCTAACTCTGGGCTAATAGCTTTAGCTATGTATAGAATAATTTCTTTAATTAAGTAGTATGCTACCATTTGAATGGCCATTTTTATTAACCATGCAGAAGTACTTTTTGATGTCCCCCAACTAACATATAAAAGGTAAATTGCAATAACAACTATTATTACTGCTAGTAACTTCATCCAGAAGGACACTTCAATTACTTCGTAGTGAGCTACATATATAGATGTATGTGCACTTGCTAAGAATAGACTAGACACATGTGTATTAGGTAAGTGTTTAACTAAATCATATGAGAAAGGTATCATCAAATCACCCTGATTAGCAATATTAAACTTAACCATCTTAAATACACCTGTAGCAGCATCTACAACACGTAGTAGGCCGATAGGTGCTTTAATGGTGTAAGCATTTAAACCGTTAGTTACACACTGATAGTATGTAAATTCTTGTGTAGCTGTTACATTTTCACCAATACGTAGAACTTTCAATAATGAACCAGAGTCATTTTTATAANCTAAATCAGGTTTAAGCACAGTGTCAGAGCTAGTAGACCCGTCTGAGTCTAGTATCGTTGACGTATAAGATATGCGTACAGTTGGTTGCATTAAGTCACTAGCGTCAGCTACATAAGTAGACTCTTGTGCTAATGTTCCTGCTAAGAACTGTGCAACATCACTTGTATTATCACAGAGATAACCTACTGCGTATTTAGCTGTACCTGTAGAAACATAGTAAGTGCTTATAATATTATTACTGCTATCAAACTTAGTTGAATCTGTGTAATAAATACTGTTTATAACACTACCTGGAGTGGCATCTACGTCAGCTAACGTGTAGTGTGTAAATGTAATATACGCAAACCTAAATGCTGACTTGTACTCACTAGATGTAGTAACAATGGTGTTATAAGGCTTATCATCTGATGCTGGAGAAGCGTTGTATATGGCTTCTGTAACACCTTGATTACCATATAGTGATGAGCAGAATCTAAATAAGTAATTCATACCGATTTGTGATGTGTCCCAAACTCTTACTCCGAAACTCAAAAAGACATGGTCAACTTTATTTGTATAATCACTTATACCAGCATCTGCAACATCCTCCATAAGAGCAGTAATTGTGTCGTCAGCATCTATTCCTAACTTCTTAACAGTTGAACGTATCTGGTCAGCTTTAGTAGAACTAAATGCAACATCAAAGTTTTGATTATTTATTCGTAAAGGTACTGCTGGCAGTATCCCCATATTCTCAGATGATGGGTCACCAAAATCTAATGTAGGACTATCTAATACAGTATAAGTACCTGAACCTGACTTATATACAAAGTACTTATTCTCTAAAGGGTCACTGTCTTTAGCATATGTAACAATATAATGCAACCCTGTAGTTTTAGTTGGTACTTTATACGTTGGTACAATTGCAGTGCTAGGAGATATTTGAACTGTATGTTCCAAAGTACTAGGTTCATAGCTATCACTAGTAAGCTCATGTGACATAAACATAGTATCAGTGATATCAATAGTATGATGGGTTCCTACATACGTAGTTGAAANTGTTGTTGCAAACTTAGGGTTTGAAAAACTTAATGAGTAATCATCAGTAACTGAATTATATACAGTACCATTAANATCCACATTATAAGTTAAACCGTTGTACACAACGTTGTTCGAGTTTAAGGTGTAACCTTTGTTTTCTTGTAACCAGTATTTGACCCAAGGTACTACAAATAGTGTTCCTAAGAAAGCCTTACTAATAGTACAAGGGGTACCTTCTATTGTATTTAAAACTGCAACAACATCATCATAGTCCACAAACATAATGTTAGCTTCAATCTTGGGGAAATCCTCAAAATAGTTACCATCATCAATGTGTTTTACAAAACTTCTTATGTTCTTCTTACCACCAAATACTTGTGAGTATAAAACATTAGCTGGAATGTCTTCATTCTTAACGATTGCTTGTTCTATAGCATTTTTGATAGATGACCTATCAGGGTCTTCGAATAAAGGTTGATTTAATACATCAAACTGTTCAACCACTTGGTCGTCAAAACCTAGTAGCTTAGCAATGAAATCAACAATGGCCTCAATGACCGTTATGATTACATCTACTACAAGGGTGATTAGGCCAACTACTGCCTCTACAGCAACTTCAACGATGTCTACGATGACATCAATTACAGTATCAATTACATCAACAACAGCATCAACAACTGATTCGACTGCATCAACAATTGCATCAACTACACCACCCATGTGTTATCTCCTGTGTATTTACATAAGGGTACTAACTTACGTAGGCTCTGCGTTTGTTATTTGGGTGTTTAGGTTACCTGTACCCGTTGCGTTAATAGCAGTAATGTTTGTAGCAGCTACTCCAGCTGTACTAACGTTAATACTCCATGCATCCATAAGTGTCTTAAGATACTTCTGGTCAGCATTCCACTTGAACCCTTTAGCTTGCTCACCATATAAATTGGATTGCTTACCTAAAATACTATCAGCATGTGGTGCTGTCTTAGTAGTCTGTTGCGTCTGTGCATATTCAGTAATTTCTTTCTGACCTAATACAGCGGATTCAGCATTAGTCTTTTCTTTACCTAATGTGAACGAAGCAGAGTTCTGTAAAGCACTCTGCATAGCTCCTAAGTACACAGTAGCGTAATCAGCACCCGTTATCCTACCTAAATGGAATTGTGCGTCTAAATGGATGTTTACGGCTTCCATTAGGTCATCAAAGATACCAGTACCTGTAACTACATAGTCTGCACTAGTGGTTAAGGCACTTCCTTGGGTTAAATCTGTATTAGCTACTGTCATAATATTATCCTACTGAACTTGTTGCTTTTTGTCTTACTGCAATCTTGTCAACTTCTTCCTGTGTTAAGTCATCTAGTACTTCAACATTGTATGCTTTAATCTTTTGAGGTTCCATAGTCTCTTGACCATTACGAACAACCTTTTTAAAGATTTGACATTCAGCTGCTTTAATATTTTCAAAAATGATGTTAGGAACGTGCCAACCTTCTTCATTATTAAATGGTACGTATTTTTTAACTACTTTACCGCCGTTAGCTACACTGTTACCAAAACTAAAAATCTCACCTGTTGACTCAAGTTTAAGTGGGTCATTAGGTCGTACGATAACTCTGATNANCTTCATAGTGTTATCTTCACGTAGACCTTCTAATTCAACCCCATTGAATTTAAAGTCATCTAGTTGGTCTGCTGTAATTAATACAGCTGTTGGTATTTCTTGTGTTGCTTCTGTTACTGCTTCCATATTATCACCCTCCGTGATAGGTAAGTTATTTAAAGCTTCTTCAAGCTTTTCTCTTTTTGAATTAAAGTGCATCTTAATACCGTTTTCGGCCAGCTTATCGCTTATCTGTTTAGATGTCATATCTTGTATATTCATAATTAGTTCCTCCCGGGAATTCTATTAGTAAAGTAGCCCGCCCGCACTTCGTGCTAACGGGCTACAAAGGTTAAGCTCTAGTTAAGCAGCTTTAGTCCACATGATACCTAGACGTTCAGGGCGTAATGCCATGAAGCCGTAGTACCATTTGATTGAGTAGAAACCTTTCTCGCCGTAAGGGTCGTTAAGGTCTGCAATCTCTTTACCTGGCTTCTTGTGAGTAGTAGTGAACTTCACAGTCTTACCATCAGTTTGGAAACCAATAGTAGTAAATGAACCATCACCAACAACTAACATCGGGTAGATGTCAACACTAGCAGCACCACCTTTAGCAGAGTACAACATCTCAGGAACTACAACGATACGGAACTGGTCTAC